GGCGGGGGCGTTTGGTTTGCCCTCACTCTCTACCGCAAAGGGGGGAGTAAACAACCGTTCGTGTCCCGGCTTCCCAGTTCGTGCTGGCGGGAGTCGCTCGGTTTCCCTCACTCTCTACCGCAAAGGGGGGAGTAAACAACCGTTCGTGTTCCGGCTTCCCAGTTCGTGCTGGCGGGAGTCGCTCGGTTTCCCTCACTCTCTACCGCAAAGGGGGGGAGTAAACAACCGTTCGTGTCCCGGCTTCCCAGTTCGTGCTGGCGGGGGCGTTTGGTTTGCCCTCACTCTCTACCGCAAAGGGGGGAGTAAACAACCGTTCGTGTCCCGGCTTCCCAGCTCGTTCTGGCGAGGGCGTTTGGTTTGCCCTCACTCTCTACCGTAAAGTGGCTACCCTGAACAGTCGTTCGCGTCCCGGTTTCCCAGCTCGTTCTGGCGGGGGCGTTTGGCTTGCCCTCACTCTCTACCGCAAAGGTACAACTCTGCCCCTGTAGACGGCTTATCCAGCCCGCATTGCATTCTTTCCATGTGAGGGCTACTATCCATAGCCTACGCTGTCCAGCGGCGTATACGGGCGTTTTATGGCGTCTGACAGGACGTGCGGGCTTCAGCGGGCTACTGCTCCCACACTCTACCGCAAAAAGGGGGGTAAACATATGTTTGCTATCCTTTTTCTCATCCTCTCTCATCCAGCCCGCCTTACATCCACTCTCTGCCGTAAAGGGACAGATAAACAAATGTTCATATCTGATTTTGTCCAACAAAAAAAGGACGGCTTCCGCCGTCCCTCTTTGGGTTTAGAATCTTGGTTTGAGTCCTGCCTTTAGTGCTTTTTGCTGGATGTTCTTTAATACGTCCTTTACTGCCCGAACATCAACACCTAGATAGGTAGCTACTGACTTGTAGCCATGCCCTGCCAGCCTTAACTTGAGCACCTGCGCTTGTCTTGCTGTCAACTCCAAAAGTTCAATGAGTGTGTCCATGTCATCCGCTGTCTGGCTGTCTGCGCTGTACAGTGTGCACGCTCCATTGAAATCTGTAGCGTATCCGCCTAAGTCTGCATACTTGGACAGCCTACGATAGATGACTGACTCTGCGTCCGACTCAGCGTCATAGGATAACTCTTCCAAGTAAGAGTAACCGTTTCTTGCGTCCGTGCTCATCGCCCGGCTTGCGTCAATCGCCCGGCGAACTTCCTTATACACCTCCTGTATAGGCGTTGTCTCTGCCGTTTCCCAGCCCCCGACGCTGTCCTCTGACTTAATCCAAACCTTTTTCTTAAGCCGCCGCACGGTGTAGGGTTTCTCCAAAAAGTCGCTGTCCAGTTCGCCACGCTCGATTGCTTTCGCTGTCTCTCCCAGGATGGAGATGATAGCCGTATTTACAAGGTCGAGTCCGTCACCTAAGCACTCACTTGCTAACTTGTCTTGTGCGTCCCTCATACTGGAATCAACTGTCTTGCGTGCCATGTCCCCGTCACTAGTGAACACTGTCTCGAACGCATGTGCACCGCTGTACCTAATAGCTTCTAATCGTGCCGTGTCCCTTGCAATGCTAGCTCTGACTTCTTTCAGTTGTGGGTTCTGGGAAACGTCGATACACTTTTTCAGTACGCTATAGGCTACTGCGGTTGCTAAGCTATTCAGTGCTTCGGCGTATGCTTTAGAATCTTTGTTCAAGCGATAGGTGGATTCGAAACGTCTAAGGGTTTCTGTAAAGGCGTTGTTTGTAGTTGCTGTCCTTGCTTCTCTCATTTCTTTGTTTTTCATGTTACTGTCCTCCATTTTTTCTTAGTTGCGTCCATATTGCAGTACGGACATGTCATATTGTTGTGTGTGTCAACACTGGACCGGGTTTAATGATTGATTGTGTCTGTATTGGTTATGTTTGCCTGTCCTTGTGTTTGACAAGTCCTATGATAGCACTATATCAACTGTATGTCAAGTACTTTTTTTAAAAAAGTTTCACGTGAAACATCGTGAGTTTTCAGACACTATCATGATTACTATTCCAGAACCCTATGTTCACTTTTCACACTATTTAACATAGAACGCCCCATAGTTATGGTATTATCGAACGCGTATTCCGAACATTTGTTTATGGTCACTCCATCTCCCACATACTAACTTTATTCAACCCCGTCCATTATTCTCTTTCTATTTTCACGATAATTACTGATTCTCCAATAATTTATACTCAATTAATTAAATATTTATCCAATACAAAAACAACGGTAATCAACGTTGCTTTACCCAGCAGTGAATTACCTGTATTTTAATCTCATTCCTGGATATTTATTGCGTTGACATACATGTTTTCCCATGATATAATAAAGATAATAAAATAAGGTGTTTTACATCTTTTCTTTTTGGATTATCTTGCTAACTAAATAAGATGTTTGTCCAGGTAATTCAAGTAGGGGAATGAGTTCGGATAGTGTGTCCGAGCCTGTCAGGAATACGACGTTGCTTTAAAGGTGCGAGTCCTTTTAGAAAACAACAGCTCTGTGACCGAACGAATGATTGAAACAAAGAACACGAAAAGGAGGGAAACAACATAGCATGGAAAACGACGTGAAAACAATGTATGCTCTATAAATATATATTTAAGATTGTTTCTTTAAAAAGACCGCACTCCGAAAATATCCAAAAACACGTTGCCCCACAGGCGTTTTCGCCGGTCTGCGAAATACCTCTTGGAACCTAGGTCGTGCCAAACTACTTTTTGACATCTAATATAGAAGGAACTGCACTGGGCTACGCCCGTAATTCCCCTCCGTATCCATCTGTACCCACCCGTAACTATCCACCAAGTAATCACCATATCAGGAGGACAATATAAATGATTAAAGTTTGCGATACTATCATGGGCGGCGGCAAGACGAGCGCCGTTATTTCACACATCAATGCCCATCCAGAAAAAAGGTTCCTATACATCACACCCTATCTGGATGAAGCCGCAAGAATCAACAAATCATGCCCTAGCGCCCATTTCATGGAGCCGAGCTGCAAAATTAAAGAATATGGATTCAGCAAGGCAAGGCACACAATGGCTCTAATAGAAGCCGGGCACAACATCGCGAGCACACACCAGGCCGTGCTTTACTACACGCAGGATACCCTGGATATGCTCCGCGAGAAAAACTATACCATCATCATAGACGAGGAAATTACAGTCTTTGAAAAAGGAGCCGACGTCTCCGACGGGGATATCAGACTATTGATTGATGCTGGATATCTGCAGGAATCCAAAAACGGCTGTTATACCAAAACAGACAAGGAATACACCGGGACTGTATTCCGCAAGATGTTCCGCATCATGGAAACCAGGCCGCTCCTAAACATCGGAAGTTCCGAAGGCAATGCCAGCTTATGGTATTGGATATACCCAAAGGACTTCCTTGAGTGCGCCAATGAGGTCATACTGCTGACTTATCTGTTCAAAGGCTCAGAGATGGACTTGTTTTTCCAGATGTGTGGCATCAAATACCAGTATATCGGCGTGGAGCGCCGCGGAGACTCTTCCTACGCCCTAACAGACAAACCCGGAGATATGCCCGCTTATATAAACTCCTTATCTGAAAAGATACATATATTCGACGATGAAAAGCTAAACGCCATTGGGAAGAACAGGAATGCCCTGTCAATGAACTGGTACGAGAAGAACCCCGATAAAGTAGACGAATTGCGCTGCTGCATCAGCAATTATTTCAAGCACAAAGTGCATGTAAGCGCTTCCCAGAGGCTTTGCGGCACTTACTCAGAAGCCGGAACTTGGTCAAAGATACGCAATAAAGGATATTGGAACAGCAAGCTTGCCTTTAACAAAAAATCCACAAACGACTACCGTGAGAAAACAGCCCTTGTTTATCCGGTAAATTTATTCCCCAACACTGGGATTGTAACATACTACTATGACAAGGGGCTGGTATTAGACCAGGAACGATATGCCCTCTCAACCATGATTCAATGGATTTGGCGCTCTGCCATACGGGATGGGAAGGAAATCAGCATCTACATACCAAGCCGCCGGATGAGGACATTACTTATCAACTGGATAAATGAAGTAAGCAAAGGAGGTATCTATGAAACTTAAATGTTCAAACTGCTACTACAATAACTGCTGCCCTGAAAACACGCCATGCCAGTACTATTCCCCCTTGAATAACGGCCTGGACGATTCAGCTCCAGAGGCGCTCATCGAACGCCGCCGCCAGGAGTTTTATGAGGAATGGCATCCATACATATCCCAGTACGAGGATTAATTTTTACTATATCATGTTAATTAAATAATTCATTAAGTGAGGTGACTTTTATCAGTAAGCAATTAACCTGCCAAAAATACATTTATAAGCTGCACAGCAGCCGCCTGCGCAAAGAAAAATGGAAACTTACCCTCCCAATCGAAGAAGCGCGCAGGAACAACGAAGTAATCTCCCTGGCTGACAGCCAGATGCTCCGCTGGATTGACTCCATAAATGAAACCCCTGATTCTGACGCGAAAGCACGCCAGATAAAATCTGACATCCGCCAACTCAGAGCCGAGGCGAACAGCATTAAGAGCCGCCGGATGATGAAATCCCTGTACGCAGAGCTTGACCGGCTGCAATACAAGCCCGATTATGTCTGCCTGATAATAGACAGGAAGAAGGATTACTACAGGGCGTGCAAGGGCTTTTCCATCAACGGCATCCATTACAAAAGGCTCCTTGGGACAAATGGCGGCATCAAAAACAGCACCATCGTGTTCGTAAACAGCGCCATTGCTGATGAACTGAAGCGCCGCATAGCTAATGGGCGCGACATGCAGAAGGAAATGGTGACGGCAAAGCTCGAAGCGTACCAAGCCCTTACGTGCAGCGCCTCCGTCCCTGTATCGTTCCCGAAAGGCATCGCCGTCGTGGATGACTGCAATACCAGCTTCCTGTCGGATATCGTGTACCTGACGGATGAATGCGAGGATGAGCCACTGATGCAGCCCAGAAAATCCGAGAAAATTGACATGGACGCATCAGACGGCTACGGTATCATGCTCCCCTCCCTTGCCGAGCGCTGGAGCCGGGAGCTGGGGCTTGGCTATGTGGTCAGCGGAGCCAACACCCGCTTCTCTTTCGAAAAGGGCATGGCCATCACCTTTGATTTCCTGGATTTCGCCGATAAGGTCGCTGGAGGGAACTACACCATCCGCGATGCCTGGGGGGATGAGGTCGACGTGCGCAATGTGGAGCTGATTCTTACCACGTCTATGGTCAAGCTCTGGGATAGTTACAAAAGCTGCGAGGACTACGTACAGAACTCGCTGCGCAACGGCTATACCTTCGGGATTGCAAAGACATGCCCGAAGGCATTGGAAAACGAGCGCTCCCTGAACTACCAATTCATCCAGAGTTATGACCTGGACGACGATGACATAGAGGAGCTGATTGCCCCCACGATGGACGAAATCAGGGACGTCCTGGGCGGGGACTGGCGCAAGACCATCCTGTTCCTGCGCGGCATGGGGCTGAACGAGTCCAATATCAATAGCCTGGAGGATGACTACATAAAGGCTATCATGGCCGACCAGCGCATGATTGAAGACCCGTTCATCCAAAGCAGCATCTACCGGCTCATTAAAACCCGCATCAAGGAAGCCAAAGTCGGCGTCTTGAAGGTTCACGGCAACTACTCCATCGTATCTGGAGACCCCTATGCGTTATGCCAGAGCATGTTCGGCCTAGACGTAACCGGGCTTTTGAGGCCAGGGGAGATATACAACCAGTACTGGGCAGACGAGGGTGCCGACAGGCTTGCCTGCTACCGTGCGCCCATGACGTGCCACAACAACATCCGCCTCGTGCATCCAGCCGATACGGAGGAGATACGCTACTGGTATAAACATTTGAAGACATGCACCGTCTTCAATGCATGGGACACCGCCACAGCCGCGTTAAACGGCATGGATTTCGACGGAGACTTAGTCATGCTTACCGACAACCGCGTATTGGTTGAAAAGCTCCAGCAGCTCCCCTCCCTGATGTGCGCCCAGCGGAAAGCGGCCAAATCAATCCCCACGGAGCAAGATTTCATCGAGTCGAATATCGGGAGCTTCGGGAACGACATCGGGCAGACTACGAACTGGATTACTTCCATGTTCGAGGTTCGCTCCAGGTTCGAAAAAGGAAGCCTTGAATACGAAACCCTCTCCTACCGCATCTGCTGCGGCCAGCTCTACCAGCAGAACGCCATCGACAAGGCTAAGGGCATCATCTGCAAGCCGATGCCAAAGACATGGCACGACCTCCACGCTGTAAACAAGATAGAGGACGATGCTCAGCGTGAATTCTGCAGGAGTATCGTAGCCGACAAGAAGCCGTACTTTATGCGGTACATATACCCTTCCCTGATGAAGCAGTACAGCCAATACGTTAAGAGCACGGACAAGAATGCCCTCCGTGAGTTCCAGATGACCGTAAGTGAGCTTCAGCAGATTCCGCCCGAAGAGCTGACTGAACGTCAGGCCGACTTCCTCCAATACTATGAATACCGGATGCCCGTCGGCACCAGCGACTGTGTGATGAACCGGATTTGCAGGAGATTCGAGCAGGAATTTGATGGATATGTCGGTAAACATAATGCAGAATCTAAATTTGACTACACAATTATGAAGAGCGGGGCTTCTTACACCGCCGCCCAATATAAGGCAATCCAGAAGCTGTACACAAATTACAATAAAAAACTGCAGGAGTATTCTGTTTCCGCAGAGTACAGGCGCATGGATAAATTTGCTTCACACGTACAATTATTGGATATGAACGATAACTTTAGAAAAGAATGTGATATTATCTGTCAAAATAAATATTCCTTATGCGATATCCTACTCGACCTATGTTATACCAAAAGCGCCACGAAAAACTTCGCATGGAATATATGCGGCACAGAAATTATCCATAACTTACTTGCAAACAATAACCATACGCTGTCATTCCCTACGAGGGACAATAGTGGGGACATCTGTTACCGCGGCAGCAAATTCAAAATGATATCAAAAGAAATTGAGGTGGACGAATGAATATTATATTAAAAGAAAACGAATGGGCTGAAAAGATGATTCAAGACAGGTCGCTCGGCAAAAAGCCATATCAGACGCTCTACCGCGTCGCAAGGTATTACCTTGATTCTGGATATTCCAAAACAGAAGTTCGTAAGAGACTAGACATATTCCTCATCCAGTGCGACCCGTCCGCGTCATTAACCACATGGTCTGAGACGCTGGATAATGCCCTAAAACGCGCTTTAAAGTACGGAGCCATAGATATCCAAAGCATCATCATAACAAAGCCCGAAATGGACAGAATCGACTCCATCGGCGGCAGGCAACTCAGGAGGTTGGCGTTTACTTTGCTGTGCCTCGCCAAATACTGGTATGCCGTATCCCCTGTCACCGATTATTGGGTAAAGAACAGGGATAATGAAATCATGGCTATGGCGAATATCAACACATCCATCAAAAGACAGTGTGCTATGTTCGGCGCGCTGAAAGAACTAGGGGTGCTTCGTTTCTCCAAGCGCATTGACAACACAAATGTCCGGGTATGCTTTGCAGAGGAAGGTGAGACTGCCCTTGAGATAACTGATTTCCGAAATCTTGGATACCAATATTTAAAATATGTCGGGGAACCATACTTTGAATGCGTAAACTGTGGCATCACCGTAAAATATAACAACCCACAAAAAGGCCGGAAACAGAAGTATTGTAAAGCATGTGCGGAAGAAATTGACTTACAACACCGTATAAATTCGGTACTACGTAAAAGAAATTCTGCTAAAAAAGTACATAGCGTTGAGTTTTCAGATATACATAAATCAACTGTTACACAGTGATTTTCAGGTGATATGATGGATTTAAAATACGGAGGGAAATATACGGAACGAAATCCGTATTTGCCAAAATACATAAGCCAATAACGGAAGGAAGCGACAACCATGATTAAAATCACGAAGTCCGAAAAAGAAGCTTTGCTTCAGAACTGCCCAGGCACGCATATAAGGCGAACCATGAACCAGCGGTCGAAAAGACACCGCTACTATTGCGAAGAGTCTCCAGCAGTCATGGACTTTCTGCTGAAACGCCGGAAAGCAGGTGCCTGAATTGAATATACAACGACAATGCGGAGAGTCTCTTATGGATTACCATAAGAGGCTCGTTTACGGCAAGCTGGTCGACCGCACGCTCGCCGATATGGATTACACAGAACTTTCTGAACTGGTCTACGGCCAGACATACTCCAGTGACGTAGCACGCCGTATGATGTACGGCAGCAGGCGCACCCTGGAACTCATGGATATGGAGCGCACCAGCTCCCAGGACAGCAGCATCCTGTCTGAGATGGACGCAAAAATCGAGGAACTGCAACGGGAACGCCAGAAGTTCTACGACCAGAGGCGCGAATACAACAAGCTGGTGTCGCGGGAAGGGCGGCGCGAACACCTATACGACTCACTGGCTGTAGCCGCCAATAACTTATCAGACAGCATCGGGACACTGGATTTCAGCTCCCCTGATAGCGCATATATAGAATATTCAGACAATGAGGCCATCCTTGTGTTCAGTGACTGGCATTATGGGATGGTAACGTCCAACATATTCAACTCGTACAATACAGAAGTGTGCAAGCAGCGCGTACAGGATATTGTCCAGAAGGCAAAACAGCGCATTGAACTGAATACGTGCAGAAAACTGCACATCCTTATTCTTGGAGACTTAATCCACGGCTCCATCCATGTCGGGGCAAGGGTCGCATCGGAAGAATTGGTGTGTGACCAGCTCATGCAGGTGTCTGAGATACTCGCGCAGGCTGTCTGTTCCCTGCACGCCAGTGTCCAGGAAACAACCGTATACATGACATACGGGAACCACGCCCGGACAATCCAAAACAAAAACGACAGCATCCATAGGGACAACATCGAACGCATCATACCGTGGTGGCTGAAACAGAGACTGTCTTGTTATGAAAAAATCACTATTGCCGAGCCATCGGAGTCTGAATTCTTATTTCTAAATGTCTGCGGTCATGACATGTGCGCAGCGCATGGAGACCTTGACTCTGTGAAAAGCTCACCACGGTTGTTATCTACGCTGTTTCACAAACGGTGTGGCCGGGATATCGAATATATCCTGCTTGGCGACAAGCACCATATCGAAACTTTCAATGAGCTTGGAGTTACATCCATGATTTGCGGCTCCCTATGCGGCACCGACGAATATGCAAACAACAAACGGCTGTATTCAGACCCGTCACAAATGCTGCTTATTGTAAATGCACCATGCGGAGTAGACGCGGAATATAGAATCAGGTGCTAAACAGAAATTATTTGGCATCATTATAATTTCTTCTGATGGTTTTCTAATTCATGAAAAATTCCGACTATATTTACAACATCCATTCTGACACTAAACACAATGACATAATCCATCTGCCCTGTAACAACCTCACGGTAGCCTCTTTTTGCCAAATATGCATCCTTGCAAGCAGGAAATTGCAGAGGATTTTCTTCAAGACGGTCATATATGTGTTCTATTTCATCCAGCAAATGCTTGGCAGCCTGCTCGTTTCTAAACTAACAAATCAGATAGTGCAAAATATTATCAAGCAATTCATCCGCATATTCTGCAACATTCACACTATAAACCATATTTTTTCCTCATTTCTGCCAAAGCTGTTCGGGCATCCCTTACGTATCCGGCTTCTATTTGTTGCTCTGACATTTCAATGTCCCTATATACTGAAAGCCGGCGCATAGTGTTTTCATAAACTTTCATGCACATAATAACCATATCTCCATAGCCATTTTTTGTAATATAAATAGGTTCGTTTGACCTGTGGCACATATCGGAAATCTCCGAAGTGTTCTTCAAGTTTTTAATCGGTATAATCTGTGGCATTTCATATATCTCCTCTCCGAAAATAGATAAACAATAGAAAGGTATTTTACATCCTTTCTGTTTTCACAATCATGCCATAATTATACCATTATATCGCCCCAAATATTAACGCTTTATTTTTTTTGGAGTGCCAACACAAAGTAAAGGAGTATGTATGAATAAAACAGAATTAATACAGCGTGTCGCCAGCGTGATGCGCGAAAATAATATCCGCAAGCCCGTCTCTTCACAGAAGAAAGTGTTCCATATATCTGACGACGATGGGAATGTAAGTGATTTCGTTATTAAGAAGTCAAACAAAGGAGTCCTTTTCACCGTCGACGATGTGAGCGCCGTAATGGACACATGCATCGCGGTTATCGAAGATGCAATAAGGCGCGGGGAGCATGTCTCCGTCAGAGGCTTCGGCACGCTGGGGGTACACTACCGGAAAGCCAGGACGACAAAGCATCCGGAAACCGGAGAAATAGTTGAAGTCTCGGAAAGGTACATCCCGAAATTCATTTTCGGCAGTGATTTGCGGATGTGCGCGAAAATGTTCGAGCTTTCACTTGGAGAGGGCGGCTCTTACTCAAATGCACTAATACCTGATGACGAAGAGGAAGGCGGTGACGACTATGGCGATTGAAGTCGCTTCCAGCCGGACGATATGCACGAAATGCGGGATAGCATACCCAAACCGCAAATACAATTTCCCCGTTAGTTACGCAGAATCCTATAAAGGAACTGGATACATACCTATTTGTAAGAAATGCCTTGAATCCATGTACGAGAAGTACCTCTCCCAGTGTGGCGATTCTAAGGCAGCTACCCGGCAAATCTGCCGGAAGCTAGACCTTTACTGGAATGACGCAATTTATGAGAATGTAGCCAAGAAGAGTTCCCCGCACAGCCTGATATCACGGTATGTTGCAAAACTCAACCATGTCTCGACAGCCGGGAAAAGCTACGATGACACCCTGATGGACGAAGGTACTTTATGGAAAACCAGCACCACAATGGCAGCACAGCGCGGCGACGGCGTGCCTGTACCCGTCACAGATGAGGTTATGGCTTTCTGGGGTTCCGGCTATTCACCAGATACTTATGAACGCCTGGAGCAAAGGCGGAAATACTATATGGAAAAGTTCCCGCAGGCATTCCCGCATGACGATAAGTCAGACGATATCGGCAGCGACGTGCTGATGCGCCAGCTCTGCAACCTTGAGGTAAGCATTGCAAACGACGCGGCAGCGGGCAGGTCAATCGACAAAAGCGTTAATTCCCTGAACACGCTGATTGGGAGCCTGAACCTCAAGCCTACGCAGAAAAAAGGGGATGCAGATTCATCCCTGGAAAAGACGCCATTCGGCGTATGGATTCGGCGGTGGGAAAATGAACGCCCTATCCCGGAACCCGACCCTGACTTCCAGGATGCCGACGGTATCATCCGTTACGTATCCATATGGTTCTTTGGACACTTATCAAAGATGCTTGGCATCAAAAACACCTATTGCAAGCTATACGAGGATGAGCTTGCAAGGATGCGGGTAGAAATGCCCGAATACGAAGACGAAGATGACGAAACCATGTTCTCTGACATCTTCTCTTCCGACGAGCCTGAATAAAGCCTTATGAACAGAACTGAACGCGTTCTGCATGGTGCGGCACTCTGGTGCGCATATTACCGCGCAAACCCGCACCGTCTAGCGAAGGATTACCTTCATCTTGAACTTCACGTCTTCCAGAAAATCCTGATAATGATGATGAACTGGTCTTCGACCACTGTGTTCATAGGCTGCCGTGGTATCGGTAAATCATTCCTGAGCGCAGTCTTCTGTGTAATCAGGTGTATTTTATACCCTGGTACAAAGATATGCATCGCATCCGGCACACGCGGGCAAAGTATCAACATTCTGGAGAAAATCATCCTCGAACTAAAGCCGATTTCGCCGGAGCTAGCCGCCGAAATTGATGAAAAAGAAACGAAAATAAACGGAACCAATGCACAGATTGTATTTAAAAATACATCCTATATCAAAGTTGTAACCGCGTCGGACACAGCCCGTGGCAACCGTGCCACTCTCCTGCTCCTCGATGAGTTCCGCATGATATCCAAAGACGTCATAGATACAATCCTGCGTAAATTCCTTACCCAAAGGCGTATGCCTGAATACTCAAAGCTTACAAAAGCAGAAAAGTTAGCTGAGTATAACAAAGAGAAAAATAAGACCATGTACCTGTCCTCTGCGTATTTCGTTGACCATTGGAGCTATACCAAATGCACGGACACCTGCAGGTTCATGCTGGACGATACGAAGCATCAGTTTGTATGCGGCCTCCCCTACCAGCTTTCAGTCACAGAAGGACTCCTTGACAGGGATACCGTTGCAGATGAGATGGCCGAGACAGATTTCAATGAGATTAAATTCCAGATTAAATTAGTCTGAGCATATGGGAAACCATATGTTAGCATTCCTTTAATTGCTGGGAACCCCTTACAGCAAAACCAGCCACAACATAATGATGAAATATGCATAAGTGTGATGGCTCGAAAATGGCTTTGATTGGGCAATCAGCAGCCAAGCCTCGAACAGAGGAAGGTTCAACGACTATCCCGCAAGGGAGTAGATGCAAGCGCATCGAAATGGGGAACCCTAAACCGCAATACTGCGGCATGGTGAAGATATAGTCTGAGCTTTGGTGAAAGCCAAAGGGCATCAAAAACGCCAGATGAGGTTAGCGGCCTCATATAAACATTACTGGGAATACGAAGCGCTGTGGTATGGAAATGCCGACGGCTCTTTTTTTGATTACAACACTATCTCAAAGAACAGGAAAATTAAGTACCCGATGCTTCCGGGCAGACTAGCTTCAAAGTTAAACAACTCACAGCTTGTCCGCATCCCGGTGAAAAATAACGGGGAGATACGGATTCTTTCCGCTGACATCGCACTTATGTCCAGCAGGAAGAACCAGAACGATGCTACCGCCCTCTTCATCAACCAGATGGTGCCTACAAAGGCAGGAAGGTATTCCAGCGGCCTTGTCTATGCCGACACATGCGAAGGGTTACGCACGGATGACCAGGCATTATATATCCGGAAACTATATGATGAATTCGAATGCGATTACATCGTCCTGGATACAAACGGGCTTGGAATCGGCGTCTATGACTGCCTGGCCAGGGAAATCGTGGATTCTGAGACTGGGGAGATATATCCTGCGCTCTCATGCTGCAACAACGCAGAAATGGCATCACGGTGCGCCGTAGCAGGGGCGGACAAGGTTATCTGGTCAATCAAAGCTAGCGCCCAATTTAATTCTGACTGCGCGTTCCTGTTAAGGGAAGCATTCAGGAGCGGCCGTATCAGGCTTCTGGCTACGGAATACGACGCTGAGGAATACCTTGGTGAAATCCGGGGATACAGCTCCCTCTCTCCTTCCGAGAAGATGCAGATGCAGCTCCCGTATATCCAAACGACGCTCCTGATTGACGAACTGACAAAGCTCCAGCACGAAGAGTCTGGAGGCAAAATTAAGATATCGGAAAAATCTGGCATGAGGAAAGACCGGTATTCCAGCCTTTCATACAACTACTATGTCGCAACACAGATAGAAACCAAAATGAACAGACGCCACAATGCCGGAATCGGCAGCGCTGACATGTTCATCATCAAACCACCACATTATAAGAGAAAGGCGGTGAGTTTACTAAATGGCGGGAAAAAGAACATGGGATGGCATTGACATCTCAAAAATGGTTGGCATATCAGGTAAATTTGCAGCCCTGAACCGGCTGATTACCAGGGATTTGAATAATAATACCACAACCCCTACATTCTCCTTATATTCTAAGGACGATATCACAACTTACCTGTCCAACCCTTACCAGTATGAGAAACAGCTGCGTAATGCTGTCACATACATATATGGGGCATCCGCCCATTTCCGCCGGATAATCCAATATTTTACTGGATTGTCCGATTTGTCCTATGTGGTATCGCCGCATAAGATAGACCCGAAAAGCATCAGCCCGAAGACTATCAGCCGCAATTACCGGAAAGTCTTAAACGCACTGTCCGCTATGAACATTAAGACACAGTTTCCGGAAATACTTACTGTCTGCCTTCGTGAAGATACGTTCTATGGGACGATGTGGGTCACAAATGACAGCATTACCATACAGCAGCTGCCAAGCGATTACTGTGCCATTTCTACTATCGAAGGGAACGTGCTGAACGTAACCTTCGATTTTTCATACTTTGACTCACACAGCGCGATGTTGGAGTTCTATCCCCAGGAGTTTAAAACGAAGTACGCCGTATACCAGAAACAGCGTACCTCCAGATGGATAGAGCTTGACTCACCTACTTCATTCGCGGTGAAAGTGAACAACGACATCCTGGCATACTCCCTCCCGCCATTTGCAGGCATTTTGAGGGAACTGTATGACCTTGAGGACTTAAATATAGGTCGGTACGTTGGAAACGGCGTATAGCAACAATTCCTTTAATTGCTGGAAACCCCTAAAGACAATCAGACCACAACGTAGCAATGAAACAAGTGCAGGCGTGACGGTTGTGAAAACAGAAAAAATTGATTGTATAGGAGCGAGGTTAAATCCCCTGCTCTTTTTATAATGGGCAATCAGCAGCCAAGCCTTGAACAGAGGAAGGTTCAACGACTATCCCGCAAGGGAGTAGGGGCAAGCGCCCCGAAATGGGGAACCCTAAACCGCAATACTGCGGCATGGTGAAGATATAGTCTGCACTCTGTCGAAAGACGGAGAAGTGTAAATGACACTGGACGGGAAAGCGAACCCGAAAGTTATGCAAATAACTATTCCAAACAAAATGGATAAACAATTAAAACTCACAAAAACAGCCCTTGAGAACTATGCCATGCTATCCATGAAGCTTCCTATGGACGACGATGGAAACTGGGGCATAGATTACGATAAGGCAAAGGAGTTCTGGATGAACCTGGACTCCGTGCTCCCAGAGGAAATCGGCTCCGTACTGACTCCGATGGATATTGACAAAATCAGTTTCGAGCGTTCGAACACTGGTGACACCGATACCATCGTGGACGCAGAACAGAACATCTTCACAGCGGCCGGGGTATCATCCCTGCTGTTCAACAATGAAAAAGCATCCGCTAATGCGCTGATGCTCTCCATCAAAGCAGACCAGGCGCTGACATTTGGTATTGTAAAGAGCATTGAAGACGTGGTGAACCGGTTCATCCAGGCGCAGGGATATGGCAAGAACTTCAAGGTCACATTCCTGGACTGCAGCCCGTTCAACCGAAAGGAACTTGGTGATGCATACCTGAAAGCGGCGTCCTATGGGCTTCCGACAATATCCATGTATGCTGCGTCACAGGGGCTTGGGCAGTCTGAACTTGACAGCATGAGCTTCCTGGAGACACAGATTATGAGCCTGCAGGACATGTTCAAGCCTATTATAAGCTCTACCCAGGTAAGCACTCCCTCTGAAGACAGCGATGCCCCAACAGATGAAGGCGGCCGTCCAGTAAGCGACGGAACAGAATTGACAGACAGTGGAGAGCAATCTTCCGAGCAGAAAGACGATTGGGGATAAGGCTGGTGATTAAATGGAAAAATTTATATATGTATTCGGCAAAAAGGATATGGAAACCTTGGTTGCTGACGGATATACGCTCGTCCAGAGCGATAGCAAAAACGACATTTATGTGTTTGAAAACAAACCTGGGAAACACTTCTCGCTAAATACTCCCCCGTTTGCTTACTCAAACACGCTGACATTTTAACCCGTATGCGCAGGCATACGACTTTTTTATTACAGGAGGTTATAGATGAAGGACGGGGTTCTGAACCTGACTTATGCATCATCTTTAACCAATTTGTGTGAAGTCAACTCGTCTTTTGACTCCGGGATACTCCGTATTGCATACGCCGGTAAGAACCGGAATGGCAGCAGCATCTCGAAGCAGACGTTCGAAAAGTGTATCAGGACTATCTACAACTGCCCTGTCGTCTGCAACTACGACAGGGAATCTGATACGCTTGGAGGCCACGATATGGAACTGGTACACGGCGGAGACGGAAGTTTCCGCCTTGTAAACCTGACACACCCTGTCGGTGTAATCCCACAGGGCGCGCGGGTGTACTGGGAGACGGTGGATGAAGAAGACGGTTCCACACACGAATACTTATGCGCTGAAGCCCTTATTTGGAAACGGCAGGAAGCCTACCGCAAAATCAAGGACGACGGCATATGCGCCCAGTCAATGGAAATCACCGTCAAGGACGGGAAAATGATTGACGGCGTTTACCACGTCTATGATTTTGAATTCACGGCATTCGCACTCATTGGGGTAACCCCCTGCTTCGAGGCAGCTTCCCTTGCTTTCACGAAACAGGATTTCAAAAGACAGCTTTCAGAGATGATGCATGAGTTAAAGGAGAGTTTTACAACGGTCACTCCCTCTAATGAGGATGACAATATACATTCACAAAAATATTCAACGAAAGGAGGACGAACATCATTGGACAAAAATGAATTAATTGCCAAATATGGCATTGATGTCAGCTCTTTGGACTTCTCTGTTGAAGATTTCTCTGCCGAGGAATTGGAGGAAAAGTTCAAGGCGATGAGCAATACAGCCCCGGCGGAAGGCTCTGGGCAGGACAAGTTTGCCCTGACCAGTAACATCGTCGAGGAAATCTGCCTTCAGTTAAGCGCCGAAAAAGTGCAGCGCGAATGGGGAGAAAGCTCCCGCTACTGTTACGTCGATTGTGATTTTGAAGCTATGGAGGTCTATTGCTGGGATACAAATGACTGGCTCCTTTATGGATTCCCATACAAAACAAATGGAGACCACATCAACATCGACTATGCGTGCAGAAAGCGCAAGAAATATGTAGTCGCAGATTTCGACGAGGGCGAACAGGATTCCCCTTTTGCCTATACGTTGGGGCAGTTTGAAGAGAAGTTCCATGATAGCATTTCTGAAAACACCGCAGTTAAAGAGAAATACCAGGCCGCTTCGGACACAATTGCGTCTATGGAAAAAGAACTTGGCGAACTGCGCCAGTTCAAAGCTGCTACAGAACATGCCATCGCTGAAAATGAACGCAAATCCGAGGCGGGTAGGATATTTGCCCAGTTCGAGGATTTGTCTGGGGTTGAAGCATTTGAAGCCCTGAAAACAGAATATGACGCTGACTGCATGAAATACGAAGCAGATGCCTTGGAAGAGAAATGCTTCGCAATCCGTGGAAGGCAGGGGTCAGCATCCCTGAAATTCTCTGCCCCACAGAAAACGCCGAAACTGCCGATTGACAGGGCTGGCGGAGTCAACAAAGAACCTTATGGTGGAGTTTTTGAGGAATACGGTTTCTCAGCAAAAGAATAAATGAGGAGGTAATTAACATGGCAAAATATGGCGTTGTAAGAACAGACAATATGTTTGGTACTGACGTTAGGGCTGGTCTGGTATCCGTTAGGTATATGGGTGCAGACGGCAGTACTGCTGCTGAAATTGAGAACGGCAGCGTTGTGAAACTTGGTGAACTGGTGGCTGGCGAAAGGGAGGTCTATGTCGGCAGTGATGTGACAGCGAAAGACACTCTGGGCAATGTAGCCCTGATTGCCGCACCGGAAGTTCCGTATGATGAGCGTATCAAGAACCTGGATGAGTTCATCAACGAGGCTGGTAAGAATGTGCGGGGATACCGTTTGCATTCCGGCGATATCTTTTCGGTGACCAAGGAGGCTCTGGCCGGGTTAGATGCTCCCGCTAAAGGGAACATTGTCGAGCTTGCGGCTGGCAATAAACTGAGCGTAGCCGCTTCCGCGACTGCTGGTTCTACTGCTGTCGGCAAGATTATCGACGTCGAGACTGTCGGCAGGTACACCTACTATGTTATCAAAGTTGACTAATTTGCAAAGGAGGATTTTAACATGTCTGACATGAAAGATATTGTAAAAGTAGCTATTGACGGCTACAAGGGCAGGGTCGAGAAATATTCCGTAGGCCAGTCCCAGGAGCTGCTTAGGCAGGCTCTGGTAGAAGCAAACGGAGGGAGCACTGTCCTGGATTATAAGAAAATCCGTGACGGGAAATGCAACGGGCTGTTTGCGCTGCTTGAAGAGACGCTGAGCAATACTGTAGCCGAGGGACTTCAGGGCGATGAGTATTTTAACGCGCTGGTTGATTTCCGCAACGTGAACGAGGGCGACAAAAACCTCTTCCTTGTTGAAGACAAAAACCTATTCGTTGTAGCTGAAGCTGCGGACGGAACACAGGGTATCAGACGCCAGAGACTTGGCGGGGTAACGGAGACTTCCATCCCGACTACCCTGAAAGTAGTAAGAATCTACGAGGAACTCAACCGTGTGCTTGCAGGACGCGTTGATTTCAACGTTTTCATCAATAAGGTAGCTGAATCCTTCCGGCAGAAGCTGCTGAATGATGTCTATACCCTGTGGACTGGCGCAACAGCAGCCCAGTTTGGCGGGACTACATATTTCCCGACAGCCGGGGCATACGACGAGGATGAGCTGCTTGACCTCATCTCCCATGTGGAAGCTGCCGCAGGCGGGAAGCAGGCTACCATCATCGGCACAAAGAAAGCCCTGCGTAACCTGAAATCTTCCATCGTAAGCGATGGCGCTAAGGATGACCTGTACAACATGGGTTACTACGGAAAGTTCTACGGAACCCCGGTTGTAGCTGCTCCGCAGCGCCATAAGGTCGGCTCTACAGAGTTCGTCATGGACGACGACGTGCTGACCATCATCGCCGGAGACGACAAGCCGATTAAGGTTGTTTACGAAGGCAACCCGATTGTCCTGATGGGCGACCCAATGCAGAATGCGGATTTCACCCAGGAGTATCTCTATGGGGAGAAATACGGCATGGGCATCATCCTTGCTGGCGGTAATTCCGGCATCGGCCGTTATGAGATGACTGCGTAACCAGTCCTCACCCTAAAAATAAGCGGGAGCTGCAAAGGCTCCCGTTTCTGAATGAAAGGAAAAGAAAATATGAATAAGACAAAACCAAATACAGAAGCAGCGCCTGCAGCCGCTGAAGCTAATGCTGCTACGGCTGAGACGGCGACTCAAAAAACGAAACGCGGCACAAAAATAGCCGCGCCTAAAACGAAGAAAGCAATCGTAGCGAAAGATATTGACCCCAACCAGTATGTTGTCGTCCGCAACGGATTCCAGGGGCGTCTGGTATACATCAGTAAGAAAACAGGGGAACGTTTCGTGTGGGACGGGTTTGGCTCTGAACAGGAGATGGAACTCCGGGAGCTGAAAAACGCCAGGAACTCATACAAGAAGTTCTTCGAGAACAACTGGTTCATGTTCGATGAGGATTGGATTGTCGATTACCTTGGAGTAAGGCAGTTCTATAGGAACGCCGTGAGCATTGAGGAGTTTGATTCCATCTTCGAAAAAGACGCTGAGGAATTAAAAGGGATTATCTGTGGCCTGTCCGCCGGGCAGAAGAAATCTGCCGCTTACAGGGCACGCATCCTGATTGCAGAAGGAAAGATTGATTCAAACCGCGCAATCACTGCCCTGGAGGAGTCCCTCGGCGTTGAACTGATTGAACGATAGGAGGGATTCACGATGAGCGTTTCTTTTGATGTATTCGTCGGTGCTTTCCTTGAGAAGATAACCGAGCGTGACCTGCTTGCCCTCGCCCCGCAGGAGCGGGACGAGACTGTTCTTGGGTATATGAAAAGGGCTATCAGCGGGTTTAAGAAGAACTGCCGGTATGATTTAACAACTACCAGAGATGACGAGAACCGGATATTCGATGTCGAAATCGACGGTGAGGACTTGGACGAGGTAGCTGACATCGTATCGGAAGGCATGATTGTGCAATGGCTAAAGCCATACGTATACAGGCAGGAACTGTTGGAGAATGCAATCAACACACGGGATTTCACCACATACTCTCCTGCCGAACTGCTTATGCGGGTAGGGAACGCATACGCTGCAGCCCAGAAGGATTACAGGCAGATGGTTCGCGAGTATTCCTTCAATACCGGAGACCTTGGGGGATTACATTTATGACAATAAATACAATCACAGGTACCCCCGTACCGCAGGTTCTTCTGAAAAATTATTTCCGAAGTCTCGTAAATCGGTTTTTTAAGATTCTCCCTATGCGAGAGGAAAATGAAGATTCCTTGCCTGCCTATATGCTTAACCTGCGGTCAGAGCTTCTCGGATGCAAGTCATTTATCCCTGAGCTTCAGAAGAACTCCTTGTACCTTTCTCTGCTGTCCATCTTACAGTATCTGATTGACAGGCCGGAGTGCACAATCAGTGAAACAAGGAGCGAAGTGTTCAATGCAATCGGGGTGTGTAATACGCTTCTGTCTATTTACACGGACGAGGAGGTATCCAAGTGAATGTCTGGGATAAATACGCAAGCCGCATGGAGACCCACGGAAACACAAAGCGGAATGCGGCATTGCTCAGGGAAAGCAGGATGCTCAACCATAAGCTGAAGGATTCCCTGTCATACCATGACGTCCTCATAGACGGGCTTCCACGGGCTGTCGCCGTCATTAATTCCGACAACCTCAATGAAAAGACCATGTGTTCACTCCCGGGTGAGGATTTCACCTGCGGCGGGCTTGTCGAATGGGAAGATAACCGCTGGCTGATTACCGAAAAGGATGCCAATAATGAGCTATATACACGGGTAAAACTTCTCCAGTGCAACCATCTGCTTAAATGGGTAGACGAACACGATATCATCCATGAACAATGGTGTGTCATTGAAGACGGTACAAAGTACCTCACTGGAGAGTATGAAGATAAAAACTTCATCGTCACAAGGGGCGATGCCCGTATCGCCATGACCATCAGCCGGAACCAGCATACTGTCAAATTCAGCCGGAACCGGCGTTTCCTCATCGACGACCCGGATGCGCCTGAGAAAGCCGCATATCTCCTGACGAAACCTTTGAAGGTCGGAAAGACGTATAACGGCGCAGGCGTCTATTCATTCGTACTGCAGGAAGTAGTGTCGACCGACGACGATAACATAGAACTCGGCATTGCGGACTACTACAAACATTTCCCACGCACGGAAGCGGATGCATCCGACACTGTACACGAAGATAATACCTCCACTTCTGATAAGAGAAAGAAGGTGTGGTTATAAATGCAGCTTGATGAATTTTTTGGATACAAAAACAAGCTTATGGAGCATCTGCTCACGAACAGGGAAATCGTCCGCCTGATTGACGAGGACGTACCCTTTGAGGACGCCGCAAGCCTTGCATACCTGCGCGTCTATCCATGCGAATACATACCCGATACAGTGGAACATGGCAACACTTACATCTGTTTCGATGTTGACATACTGGAGTCTATGAATAAAACGTTCCTGCTCCCTACGCTGTATATATGGGTGTTCACGCACAGGAGCAAACTGCGCCTGCCGGAAGGTGGTGTCCGGACAGACAGCCTGTGCTCCGAAATATGCAAAATGATTAACGGCAGCCGTGAATATGGGCTTGGGGAACTCTCCCTGCATTCTGTGAAGAGATTCGCCCCAATGACGGACTTCCAGGGGAAGCTGATGACTTTCTATGCCAAGGATTTCAACCGACAGTTCGACCCCATGAAATACACCCCGGCAAACCGTAAGGGTGTCTGATGGCAAGCCTCAATCTTCTCTATAAACGTCAATACGCGGTGAATGACGATATCCGCGTCCTAATCCCCTATGTCGGGGAAATCCTCGAAAACGAAGACACATACTACAACATGGTTTCAGCCATCACTGCAATGCCTATAGATTTCATGGTACAGCTTGATGACGCCGGAATCGACTTCACTTCTATCAACGAGTATGAACTGTTCCTGCTCCTGTTCAACGGGTTACAGATGCAGGACACCAGCCTCATATTCGGTGATTTGGATTTGACAAAGTTCAAGTATGACGAGAACCCGGAGAATGGGATGCTGACGCTCTACGATGCCGAGGATGATATCCGTATTGACCGTGCCATACACGGCCAGATAGCGGCCGTCCTGCGGAAAATACACCACCTTGAAAGGAACCACAGGAAGCCTGCCAATACAGAAGCAAAAGACTACCTGTTAGAACGGGCACGCGACAAAATAAAGCGGCGCAAGAACCGCAAAGAGGAGTCGCAGCTCGAATCGCTCATAGTCGCTATGGTCAACACAGAACAGTACAAATATGGATTCGAGGGGACAAGAGAACTCTCTATTTACCAGTTTAACGAAAGTGTACGGCAGATAATTAAGAAGGTCGACTATGACAACAGGATGTACGGCGTTTACGCCGGAACCATTAACCCGAAGGAGTTAAGCCAAAACGATTTGAACTGGCTTATCCATAAATAAAAAATACAGGAGGAACTACATATGAATATCAGCGATATTGCAATCACGAGCCTGGAGACTATTACTGCTTTTGATTTTGCCTCTGGCAACTATAAATTTACCCTCGATGAGCTGCAGAACGCAACCATCGCAAATACGGAAGACAAAACAGAAATCACGGGTAAGGGCGGACGTAAGCTGTCCAACCTGAAACGTAATAAAGCCGTAAATATCAGCGGCTCGAACGGCCTGGTTTCTGGCGGGATGCTTGAGGTACAGACCGGAAGCAAGTTCGAGACAAAGTCCACGGAAGTGCTGTGGACAGACTACCTGACAGTCAAAGACGGCGCTGCTTCTACTGCCTGGAAAGCAGTTGGTACTGACGGCGCTGAAATCGAAGCGCTTTATATCAGGAATGCAGACGGGACACTGAGCGACCCTATGGAGCAGGCTGATGCTGCCGCTTCCGGGAAATTCACTTATGACCCAGCAACTAAAGCACTGGCTTTCCATACCGACGTAGCTGCCGGTTCTGAAATCGTAGTTTACTACAAAAGGCGCATGGTTGCCGATGTGCTTGAGAACCTGAGCGATGTATATTCCGGGAAATGCACCCTGTACGTTGACGCTCTCGGTGAGGACAAATGCGGCAATATCTTCCGCATCCAGTTCTTCATCCCGAAAGCGGACTTCTCCGGGGAATTCTCCATTGAGCTGGGCGAGAACCAGACTGTACATGCATTCGAGGCAGAGTCCCTGGCTGGTGCGTGCGGGGCAAATGCTTCCCTGTGGACTTACACCATCTTTGGCGTAAATACCGAGGACGCAGCGTAAGCGGGAGGTATGCCTATGCCAAAGTCAACAAAAATCTGCAAGGTGTGTGGCAGGGAGTATGAGTACTGCCGCACACTGAGGCATACCGAAGGCGTATTCCGTTGGCAGGACGTAGCATGTTGTGCCGAGCACGGCAGCACTTACTTTGCCAGAATCCAGGCATCCCGTTCTGGGGTGCCTTCCGGCAAAAACACTTCCGACGATGATACAGCCATGAAAGAAGCGGTTCCGGACTACAGTGACCTCGACGAATGCGACGGAGAGGATGAGTGGTTCGGGGACGACTTCGAAGACGACACTGAAGAAACTGCGATTGATGATTAATATATGGACGGCGGGCTGATTTCCCATACAGGGTGCAGCCCGCTTTTTGAGAGGTTTTCTTTATGAAATGTAAAAATATCAAGCTCGTCATTGACGATTCCGTGCTTGACAGATATGAACAGTATTACTTTTCCGTGCATCCAAAAGCACAGAGGAAGCCAATTCCTTTCCCGTACCACGAGAGCATCAATGCATGGATGATAATGACGCGCCCTATGATGAACGCCCTGAAACAGCGCTGGAAGAGCTTCATACGCTGGTTTGTTGAGGAGCAAGGTTATACTAACCTACGCATCAAAACGTGCGAAATAAGCCAGAAGATTTACTACCCGAACAACAGAAGGCATGACATAGATAACAGCACGCCCAAGTTCGTGCTGGACGGCCTGGTTGAAAGCGGGATGATTATTGACGACGACAGCAAGCACATAACGAAACTTACCCTGGAGTGCGGCACGGATATTGAACATCCGCGCACGGAAATTACAATCAAAGTAATGAGCCTAGAAAAAACGGAGGAAATATCAAATGGAAAAAGCAAAGAGAATTGATGCAAGTGTATTCGCAGGTGCTGTTAATGCAGACAGCAGAAGCAAAGCATGGACAGGGGCATGGAATGGTATCGAAGTGGATATCACCCCTACTCTCCCACTGATGGACGTCCTTACATTTGTTGACACCGTAGTAAAGACTTGTTTTTCTGAAATCGACGGCGCATACATGCCGGAAGTCAAAGATTTTGCCATCAAGAAATGCATCCTGGAAATGTATGCAAACTTCACCCTTCCTGGGGATGTAGCGGAAAGCTATGCCTTGATTTACGAATCGGATGCCGTGGATTTCGTGCTACAGCATATCAACAGCGTACAGTTTGAAGAGATTATCCAGTCTGCCGATGAAAAAATCAGGCATCTGGCACAAGCGAACATCGAAACAGCATACAAGCAGTTGGATGAATTGTACGATGCATTCGACAACCTTCAGAATCAGATTGCAAATGCATTCTCTGGCATTAACGCAGAAGAAATAAATATGTTAGCGAATGTCCTTACCAGCGGGCAGATTGACGAAGGCAAAATTGCAGAAGCCCTCATCAAAAAACACAAATCCGATAAAATCAAGAAAATTCCGAAGGATGGTGAGTAGGCATGTCCTCGATTAACATGTCCTCCATTCTTGCCAAAGCCCAATCCTACATGGGTAGCGGAGATGGGAAACAGCTAACAAACAGCCTAATATGCAAGGTTATGCTTGGGTTACATGCCATGAAAGGCACTTCTCCAAATCTACCAGAAGAAGCTGCCAAAAAATTCATAGAAGTCCTGCAAAACGAAATCAACAGTTGCGGCCTGAGCGCTGGTGCCATCGACGCCATATCAAATCTGGAGCATACGGCAACGCAACGCACCGGAGAAAATACTTACGTTATAGGCGTATATTTCGCAGGCAACCTCAGCAGGCCTTCCTTAGATGAAGCGAAATATGGGGGCATCAACAACCTCGCAGCACTCTTCAATAACGGTGTAGACCATACGATGCATCCAATACAAGGCGAATGGCATGGCTCGGAAATATGGAGCCGTACTACCATTCCAGGGACGCATTTTGTTGATAGCGCTATCAGGAATTTTATGAGCAGTTATGCCTCTAAATATAATGTAACAGACATTTCTGTTAGCGAAGCATTTCAATAACCTTTTTGACACAATAAACATAAATTCATCCAAGGATTGGCCTTAGCCAGTCCTTTTCTTTACATAAAGGACGGTGAAATCTATATATGGCTGATATTTTACTGACAGTTGGCGTGGATATTGCCCTTAGTTTCGCAGAATTCCAAGCCGGTATCCAATCCTTGGTTTCCAGTATCAACGCCAATCCCCCAAAAATAAAAGTACAACTTGATGATTCATCCCTCAGCGCAATGCGGCAGCAGATTGAGGAACTGCACCGTGCAGCCGCATCTGGAGCTACATCTGGAAATGCTGGCTCTATGGGCGCAAATACATCCGATGTAAACAGCAATACGGCTGCCATTAATGCCAACACGCAGGCAAGAAGACAAAACACAAGTGCGGCAACCGAAGCTGCTAACGCTACCCGAAATGCCGCAGCCGAACAAAAGATGCTGACAGCAGACGCGAAAGAATACTACACTGCCCTCAGCAAAATAAATACGCTATTAAAGCAGGTCAGAAATAATGTAGGAAAATGGTCGGCTGCAAAAAATGGGGATACTGGAGGGGCTTATGAAAACCTAAAAAGCCAAATCGCAGCTTTGGAAGCCCTCCAGAGACAGCTACAAAACGGTACTTTATCTGTTGAACAGTTCAATAGAGGATTCAACAACATTAAATCCACTGTAACTGACGCATCTAACCGCATTAAAGATGCCGGTAAAAACTACCAAAGCTTCGGGGATAAAATCAGCAGCATCGGCAAAAAGTTTGCAACATGGTTCGGGGTTACCCGTATCATAACGACCGCCATACAGACTTGCAAGAAAATGGTAGCCACCTACATGGAAATTGAAGATTCCATGACACAGATAAAGATTGTAACCGGCGCAACGGATTCCCAAATGGAAGAATTCTTTGCTAAAGCTACAAGCATGGCACAGGAACTAGGCCAGAAAATCAGCGATGTATCCTCTTCTATCGAGACATTCAGCCGCCTGGGATACAACCTGGGAGACGCTTCAGAGCTTGCCAAGTATGCAAACATCATGTCCAATGTAGCAAATGTAGACACTGGCACCGCGACTACTGGTCTTACATCTATCATAAAAGGCTATAATATCGACGTAGCAGACGCAGAACACATTTCTGATGTGCTTGTAAAAGTCGGCCAGGAGTATGCCATCTCCGCCGAAGAGCTGATGGCTGCATTCCAGCGCGGTGGCGCTGCCCTTGCCGCATCCGGGACAAGCTTTGAAAAGAGCGCCGCCCTGTTTGCAGCAACCAATGCATCCCTCCAGAATGCACAGACAACCGGTACAATGTGGAAGACCGTAAGCGCAAGAATCCGTGGGGCTACGACAGAACTTGAAGAGATGGGAGAATCGACAGAAGGCCTCGCAGATGGCCTGTCAAAATACCGAAAAGAAATCCAAGACCTGTCGGGCGTAGATATCATGAAAGATGAGAAGTCGTACAAAGACATGTATGACATCTTCGTACAGCTTGCGCAGGCGTGGGATGGAATGGAAAGCGATATGGCTCGCTCCCGTGTAGCTGAAATCCTTGGCGGAACCAGGAACACTTCTGGTATCATGTCCACCATCACAAACATCAAGGATGCGATGGGCGCATACGAAAGCGCTATGGACTCTGCCGGAACCGCCATGACAGCAAACAATACCTACATGGAAACAACGTCTGCGCACGTCGACCAGTTGAAAGCAAGCTTCGAGGAATTGTCCTATGACTTCTTCAGCTCCAGCTCAATGAAAGTCGGCGTGGATGTCTTGAAAGGACTGGTCGAAGCCATTGATGCTGTTGTAGACTCCGTAGGTGCTTTAGGGATTTCACTTGGAGCGCTAGGTATTGGCAAAGTAATCAAGCAGTTTGCTACGCTCTCAAAAGACGCAAAAGGATTTGCTAAACTCAGCTTCTTCAAACAGGCGTTAACTAAATCTTTCCCACGTATCACCGGTGCCATCACCAATGCCATTGCCGATATGTCCAGAGCCGGAGCAAACGGGGCTGGTATGTTAGGAAGGTTGGCGGCCGGGGCAAAGGCCTTCGCTTCCGCATTTTCACCATTAGCTTTAATAATTGCTGGTGTCAGCGCCGCACTTGCTGCCTTTTTCTTAATACAGAATAAGCAAAACAAAGAATTCCAGCAAAAGGTAGATGCAGCAAAAGAAGCTGGGAAGGCTTGGGAAGAATCTAGCAATTCCATCCAGTCTTACACGGACAGAATCTCAGAATTACGGGCACAGCTTGCTTCTGGAACTTTATCAGAGGAAGAAGCATATAACGCCAAATCTGAACTGCTGTCTATCCAGGAGAAACTCTCTGAGTCGTATGGGCGACAAGTAGAAGGCATCGACCTTGTAAACGGCTCTTTGCAGGAACAGATAGGGTTACTTAATCAAATCAACCAAGAGAAAGCAAACAAATTCCTGAATGAAAACCAGGAGGGGATTGATGAAGCTACCAGAAGGATGGAAGAAGTCCGGGAGTATCCTATCGGCTTTTTCTATAAGGAAGCTGAAGGTTCAGACTCCATCCAGGCAGCTATCCAGAAAATCAAAGATAAATATGGCGACGTGATTACCACGGTAGACGGGACAGACGGAGGGTTATACCTCTACCTCAACGCAGATGCCACGCAGGCTGAAAATGCATTAAATGACTTAATGACGGAATTGCGCCAAATTCCTGGGGAGATTGAGGACACCCCATTTCTCAAGCCTATTTTCGATTCCGTCAAGGAAGGCCTCGAAGAAGTAAACAAAATTACTGCGGAAGATGGCGGTCTGTACGAACAATCCAAAGCAGCAGCCGTAACCGGGGACATGGGTATATACACTGATGCCAAAAACAAAGCCCAGTCCGCTGCCGACTGGATGGATGACTATACGAAAGCGATTGAAAGGTATAATACTGCCCTTGCTATGGGCGACACCACCGAAATATCAGCCGCCGCCGAAGAGTTTTCTTCCGTAGATAATAGCATCCAGGGTCTGCTGGAAGACAGCGAAGGCTTAGGCAAGTTCTCTACCCAATTCAAAAATGCTTTAGGTGCTTTAAACACAGAAGCTATTGCAAACTTTGACTTCAAAAGTAAATTAGAAGAAGCTGCCGCTTTGGGTGATGAAGCCCAGAAAAGCGGTGTGCTTGCATCAGAAGGTATAGCCAGATACCTCCAGATAATAAAAGATGCAAAATTAGACGACATCGACTTCCAGGCATTGCTCCTGAACCCCGATACCTCAGAAGTTGGCACCGCCATTAGTGAATTGGGCGAATGCGCCGATAATGCAGGGGTCTCAACGGATTTCCTTGTCAGCTCACTTCTTAACCTTGGGATTATCACTGGGGACATTTACGACAAAACTACGCGAGCCGCAGCCGGGACTCAAGCCCTGGCACAGCGTATCGAGAACTTCAAGACCCTGCAGGGAACTTTGCAGTCAGCCCTGTCGAACTCAAAGTCCGCAACAGGGCTGACAACAGAAGAAATCCAGAAGCTTCAGGAGGCTTATGGCGACCTGGAAGGATATAACCCTTACCGCCTGTTTGAAGAAACCGCGAATGGGGTACACCTGAACTCAGATGAACTCAAGAAGCTGAATAAAGAACTGGATGCGAAGGAACTTGAAAATTTCGCAGATAAAATCCAGTACCTGCAAGAACAGATTTATGATGAGCGCAAGAAAGGCAGCGACACGTCTGCGCTGGAAAATGAGCTGATGCAGACACAGCTACTTAAATCCCAGTACGAGGGGCTGGCATCCGCCTACAACGCCTGGCTGACTGCCAAATCCGGTGGGAAAGAACGTGACTCCTATGAAAGCATCGGAAGCAGTTATGAAGAGATGCAGAAAACCTTGGAGCAGGGCTGGTATGGGGATGAGTCCCTGAACGCCTACCTTGACCTCCTTCTGTCTGCCGAACAGAGGACAGGGGATGCCGCAGCGGACTTTGAGAAACTGACGCAGACCATTGACGGCACAAGCCACAGCATCATGGACTACTGGAAGTTTGACGAAGATAATAACCTTGTGTCGGACGGCCTGTTTGATTTCCTTGATGACGTCAACCTGAAACTTGGGGACTCCTTTGCCCACCTCAACGAAGATGGGAAATACGAATTCGATTTCAATGGGGACAAGCTGCAGGAAGTCGCTGACGCATTCGGCATCAGCACGGAAGCTGTAGAGCTGTTTGAACGCGCACTGATTGACTCCGGCATGGCTATCGACCTTAGCGACCTGGACTTCACCGGGCAGGTTAATAAGGCAAAAGAAGCCCTCGAAGACCTTCAGGAATCCGGGAAGGTATCGAAAAACATTGACTTGTCCTTCGATACATCTACAGCTCCGCTGGGAGATTTGAAGTCCTACATCAATACACTTAAAAACGAACGGATAAAAATTAATGCAGAGACAGACCCAAAAGCAGCTGCAGCCCTCGATGAGTTAATTGCGAAATGTGAGCGGGACTACTATTTCCGTCTCAACATGTCTACAGACGGCGGCCTGAGCCATGCCTCCTTAATCATTGCACAGATGCAGGCCTCCAGCGAGCTTTACTTCTCTGTAGATGTCCAGATGTCCGAAATCACATCCCTTGCGGAGCAATTAGCTAACCTCCCGCAAAGCGTCCAGGTCGCAGTAGGAATCCGCCCTGAGAACGTAGGCAATGTGGAAGGCATCGTAAACCAATGGAAAGACAGCCCTGAAAGCATCTCTATCCCTGTGGGGTTCTCGCCCGACACTTCCGAGGCTGACAGCGCTGTAGACAAAGTAAATGCCAACAATGTCGACGACAAGTCCTTCACCATTGACGCCGTTGATAATGCATCACCCAAGATTCAAATTATCAAGGAGAATCTGGATAAGCTGAATGATAAGTCCATAACTGTCACGACTGTAGAAAAGACTGTAAAAAAGGCCGAAGCAAGCAAGAATGCGGAGGTGTCCGGAACAGCCCATGCTGACGGCACTGCCTTCCGCTCTACTAAAAACCACATCTATCCTGTTAATGCATACGCATCAGGGCAGAACTGGTCTCTGATGGATGATGAGGATGCGCTCGTCAATGAGCTGGGGACAGAATCCATCGTCCGTGACGGAAAGTGGTATCCGCTCCCTGGCGGCGCACACGTCGCACAGCTCAAGAAGGGCGATATCATCTTCTCCGCCGAACAGACAAAGGAACTCCTAAAATCCGGACGGGTTACAGCAGGAGGCGGGCACGGGAAACGCGCACTTGCAGACGGGACGGCGTTCAATACGCTGAACCTCAATGCATATGAAAATGGTACTGGCGGTTCACGCAGGCCGAACTCCGGCGTCGGCACGCACTCCCCGGGGGCGTCGTCCTCCAACAAGGGCTCTTCGAATTCTGATTCAAAATCTGATAAGAAGAAAGATAAGAAGGACAATTCCAAAATCATTGACTGGATTGAAATCGCCATAAGCCGGATTGAGCGGGCAATCGACCGGCTTGCCACAACTGCCACAAGCCCATTCAAAGGCTTGTCTAAAAGGCTGGCTGCAACGAACAAAGAGCTGTCCAAAATGGCCGCTGAACTGTCCATACAGAAGAAAGGATACCACCGGTACCGCAAGGAAGCCAAATCAGTTTCCCTGTCCGGAGACCTGAAGAAGAAAGTCCGCAAAGGCACAATAGACATCACGAAATACGATGAAAAGACCGCCGAGAAGATAGAGAATTACCAGAAATGGTATGAAAAGGCAATGGAGTGCCGGGACGCTATACAGGAGCTGCGTGAAAGCATGGCTGAGCTGTACCAGAACAAGTTCAATGACGTGGCAACGCATTACGAGAACAAACTTTCAACCCTGGAACACCTCACCACGACATACAACAACAATATCTCTGAAATCGAGGAACGCGGCTACCTCTCCAGCACAAAATATTATGAAGCGCTTCAGGATGTCGAGCGGAAGAACATTAAGCTCCGTGAGAAAGAACTTGACTCCCTGACCAAGAAAATGAATGAAGCTGTAAATTCCGGCAGAATCAAAAAGGGTTCCGAGGCATGGTACGAAATGCAGCAGGAAATCAATGCAGTCAAAGAAGCCATCCAGGAATCCGGGATAGAAATCATCAAGCTCGGAAATAGCATCCGGGAGGTCAAATGGGGGCATTTCGACTACCTCCAGGAACAGATAGGGCAGGTTGCCGAAGAAGCTGAATTCCTAATCAGCCTCATGGAAAACTCCAAGCTATATGACGATACCGGGCAGCTCACAGACACCGGTATGGCAACTATGGGTATGCACGGCCAGAACTATAACGTGTATATGGCTCAAGCCGACAGGTACGCAAAGGAAATTATGGCGCTGGATAAGGAAATCGCAGAAGACCCTTACAACACAAAACTCCTGGACAGGCGTAAGGAGCTGATTGAAGCCCAGCGTGAATCCATCCTTGCTGCCAACGGAGAGAAAAAAGCCATCCGGGATATGGTCGAGGAAGGAATCAACATCGAGCTTGATGCCCTGCAAAAACTGATTGACACCTACACGGATGCACTCGACAGCGCGAAAGACCTGTACGACTACCAGAAGAAAGTGTCAAGCCAGACATCCGAAATCTCCAAGCTGCGGAAACAGCTTGCCGCATACGCTGGTGACACATCCGAAGAAAACCGTGCAGTCATACAAAGACTCCAGGTCAGCCTTGAAGAAGCGGAAGCTGACTTAGAAGAAACGCAATACGAGAACTACATCACTGAACAGAAGAAGTTGCTCGACAGCCTTTACACCGAATATGAGGAGGTTCTAAACCAGCGTCTGGACAATACCGACGTGCTGCTCTCAGACATGATTGACAGAATCAACGCAAATGCGGATTCCATCAGCACTACACTCACTGCTGAAAGCGAGAAAGTTGGGTATACCCTATCCGAAAACATGCAGAATATCTGGATGTCTAGTGAAAACACCGCCTCTATCATCATGAAATATGGCGATTCCTTCAGCAGCTCCCTGACCTCTGTCAATAGCGTCTTGAACAGCATCGCTAACTACGTAGCCCTGTTAGCTGCCGCTGGCGATACCGCAAACAACACTGACGGGAACGGCTCCGGCTCTTCCGGCAAAGACAAAAAGGATGACCCTAATAAAAACTCTAACTCAGGCTCCAGCTCTTCTGGAAACATAACAGCCGTAGTTACCACGCAAAGTACAAAACACCCCATTTTAGGTTCCTTCGGCAATATACCAACTGCAACCACGTTAAACGATAGCAAGCCTAAAAAGCCCTCTTCCACTGAGAAGAAAAAGAAACGCACTGAAAAAGAGAACCACGGTGTAGCACTTGCTATCTGGAACGGAGGCTACGGATGGGGCACCGGGGATACGCAGTCGAAAAGGCTGAAAGCGAAAGGGTTTGACACCAGCCGCGTCAAATCTATCGTTAATAAAATGGGCAAGGATGGGTATGTACAGAACGGCACATGGCCTGGTAAATACCACGGAATCAAATCCCTTGCGCCGTACCACTACAACAAGTTCAAGAAGGGCGGACTCGTGGATTACACCGGGCTTGCGCAGCTTGACGGTACGCCCGGAGAGCCGGAGCTTGTGCTGAACTCCAAGGACACCGCAAACTTCATCGAGCTGAAGGACGCTTTGCAGCGTATCGCCGACGGAACCAGCCCGCTGACGAATATCTTCGCAGAGAACCCAGTACCCGACATCATCGGCTCTATTGGAAAAATAGACGCTCCGTCAAGCCCAGCCCAGGCACCCGCCAGCAATATTACCTATGAGGTAAACATCCCTATTGACCACGTGTCTGACTACAATGACTTTGCGAACCAGATGCGCAGGGATGGGAAGTTTGAGAAGATGATTCATTCGATGACTTCAGACCGCGTGGATGGAAACACCAGCCTATCAAAAGGACTCAGCAACTGGTAACAATATTACAGGGAGGCATGTTCCGTGCCTCCCTATTTGATTGGAGGAAAGGATGGATTTATATAGAAAAATCGACATGCAGGAACGCCGCATGAAGTCCCTGCGTTCCCAGATTGACAGGTTAAAGAATGAAAACGCTGCCCTGCGTACTGAAAACAGAGGGCTGTCAGACAAAATCACCGCTTACCAAGAACGGATGGCGGCCGTTGAAGAAGTACGTGCGGAATATGAACGCTGCATCGCAGAAATCACACAGGTAAAAGAACAATACCGAGAAGCTGTAGCCAAAGCACGGGACATGAAGAACGAATACGCGTGCAAGTTCAAAGAACTTATCCGCAGCCTGAAATCACAGAAATAAGGAAGGAGGTGCTGCATGTATGCTTTAGATTTTGAATACGACGGAAGATACCTGAGCGATTACGGGTTTGTAATCTGCAACTTCGGAGGCGCTTCCGACATGGATGTGGTGAGCGCAGGCTCCAAAATCACGTTCAACACGGTGCCCATGAGTTTCGGGAAAAGGTTTAGCCTGACCGGAACACATTATGAGGAATGCATCCAGGCTACCTTCCAAATCTGCAAGAACCCGGAACTATATGACGACCTGCAGATTAGCCGCGATGAATACACGGATATCATGCGATGGCTGAACCGGAGGGAGTTCCTGAAGTTCCGTATGCTCGACGAATGGGACACTGAGCAGGAAACCTGTGCATACGAAGCAAGCTTTAATATCAGCAAGATTATGGTGAACAGAGTCCTTTACGGCCTGGAGCTGACTATGGAAACAAATAAGCCTTTTGGCGATGGGCAAGAACTGTCCGTATCGTGGGATATCCAGGACACATCGAAAACATATATCCTACGGGATATGTCCGACGAAATCGGGTACTCCTACCCTTCCATGGAAATCACGGTAAAGCAGGGCGGAACACTCTCTATCCATAATGCACTTGAAGGATGCACGATGACATTGAAGAACTGTCAGGTTGGGGAGACTATACGCATTGAAGGCGTATCGCATACCATTATCTCTTCACAGAACAACCACCGCATCCAAGATGACTTTAACTTTGAATTTTTAAGAATCGGAAACACGATAAACGGCAGGGACAACCGGATTACCGTATCCCTCCCATGCAGGCTGAAAATGTGGTATTCGCCTGTTGTTAAGAACTCTCCAACATAGACCAAGAAAGAAAGGAAAAAAATACATATGGCAGTTAAAATTAATTTTAGCGCTTCACACCATGTAATCCCACCAACGCTCGTACTGGCTACCCGGAGCGGGCATAAAATCAGCTACCTCCCGGCAGCAAACATCTCTATCAAGGATACCTTCAACGAACGCTTCGAGATGGTCTTCCAGATATATAAAGAAGACTGCGACAAATGCGACCCCACCTTATGGGACAAGATAACAGACTTCAAACTCTGCTGGTGCAAGGACTGGGACTTATGGTTCGAGATGTATATCGAAGTACAGACCGAATACAGCACCGTCAAGAACGTAATCTGCTACTCCATCGGGGAAGCCGAGCTTACCAAGACCAGCCTGTACAACATCGAAATCAACACGGAAGATGACATCAACCGCCCTGATTACGATGAGAAGTTCCCTACAATTCTCTACCGCCCGGACATGCCAGAGGCGTCCATGCTCCACAGAATCATGGAAAAAGTCCCGCACTACACCATCCGCCATGTGGATGCCCATCTCGCTAAAGAACAGCGCACGTTCTCTTTTGACGACATATCCATATACGATGCATTCCAGAAAATATCGGATGACCTTGACTGCGTCTTCATCATTGATTCCTGTTCAAACCCGGACGGTTCCATCAGCCGCTCCATCAGCGTATATGACCTGGAAGCATACTGTGACACATGCGGCCACCGTGGGAATTTCATTGGAAACTGCCCGGAATGCGGAAGCATACACGTTCGTCCTGGGTACGGGGAAGATACAACCATCTACGTCTCCACGGAGAACCTCGCGGACTCCATCACGCTTAAAACCGACGTGGATGCCGTCAGCAACTGCTTCCGCCTCGAAACCGGCGACGGACTCATGACTGCCGCCGTCATAGACTCCAACCCAAACGGAAGCCAGTACATCTGGCGTATCTCCGAGGAGGCAAAGAAGGATATGTCCGAGGAGCTTGTTGCAAGGCTCACGGAATACGAGAAAACATACGAATACTACCAGGACAGGCATATAACAATACTCCGCAGCTCCGTGCGTAACCCGTACAACGCACTGGTAGAAAAGTACCAGCCATACAAAAAGGATAAGGATGGCAATGATGAACTGCATCCGCTCCCGGTTAATATTACCGGATATTCAGAGCTAATGAACGCATATTACGACGCCATCGACTTCTCCCTTTTCTTGCGCAGCTCCTTTATGCCTAACCCAAAGTTTGGTGATACAACCGCAGAAATACAGGCATCCCGCCTTAACTCCGTCTCACTTGAAGGGACTGCCGTCCAGAACCTGGCTACATGCTCAACCGCCACCGCATCCAACGCCGTGGCTGCCTGTGCCCGTACGTCTGTTGACCCGCGCTACCAGGTAAAGGTAAAACGAGGGGTTTTGGAAGGGAAGGTATGGACAGGCGTGCTTACCATAACCAACTATTCAGATGAAGTCGACACCGCGGATACCGTTGAGATTCGGATTACCCTGAATGACGATTACGAAACATTCTGCCGCCAGAAGATGAGACAGATACTGAAAGGCTCTGACGAAGGGGTGTTGGCAAACAGCATCATCCCGCTTTTCAGCATGGGGATGGAATTGTTCACCGACAGCATAAAGCTGTTCTGCCTTGACAGCCTTGTTACATTCCACGACGCGTGCCAGTCATGCCTGGACATCCTGGTTGAGCAGGGCATCGCAGACAACAAGACATGGGCAGACAAAGACCCAAACCTGTACGAGTCCCTGTACAAACCGTATTACAACAAGCTGATGGCTCTTGAGAAGGAAATCCGGCTGCGTGAGTCTGAACTCGCCATCGTAGAAGGCGTTTACAGCCCCGACGGGGAAGTGAAGCAGGAAGGACTGCAGTCCTTCGTTGTAAGGGTAAAGAACAGTATCCAGAGGATTCTGGACTTCCCCCGTTTCTTCGGCGAAGACCTGTGGCTCGAATTCATCGCATACCGCCGCGAGACAACCTTCAAGGGCGACAGCTATGTTTCCGACGGACTTGATAACGCCAAGCTGTTCAAGAACGCGCAGACATTCCTCGATGTCGTGCAAGGAAGAATCATCGAGGCTAGCACGCCCCACCCTTCTATCTCGGCAACCCTGAGGAACTTGCTGGTGATGCCGGAGTTTGCCCCGATTGTTGATAAGTTTTCTGTCGGGAACTGGATTCGCATCAGGGTTGACGGAATACTCTACCGACTGAGGCTCCGCTCCTACACCATCGATTTCACTGACCTAGACAACATTCAAATCGAGTTCTCGAATGCGATGAAAGCCACCGACAGCACAAGCAACATACGGCGGACGCTTCTCAAGGCCAGGGCTATGTCCTCAACCTACAGCACCGTCGTAAAGCAGGCGGAAAAAGGCGAAGAAAGCAAGAATCTCCTGAATAGCTGGGTCGAGAACGGGCTTGACGCGACCAATACGAAGATTATCGGCGGGGCGGACAACCAGACGCAGACCTGGGATTCGCACGGGATGCTGTTTAGGAAGTATGATGCCGTCACGGATTCGTATACTGACGAGCAGATGAAAATCATTAATTCCACACTTGCGATTACCGATGATAACTGGGAGACCTCAAAGACTGCCGTGGGCAAGATTATTTACTACGACCCGGAAAACGGTGTTGCAAAGGAAGGTTACGGTGTGAACGGCGAAGTCCTTGTAGGCAAGCTGATTCTGGGGCAGACCCTGGGAATCTATAATGCTGCGAACACGATGAAATTTACCGAAGATGGGCTTGATATTAGAAATTCCGAGAATACAAATTGGCTTAAAGTGAATCCAAATGATGTTGATAATTTCTTCGAGCTGTCACTGAATAGCAGTTCATCAAATATGGGATTTAATAAGGATGGGATTCATGTTTCGAACGAGAGGCATGAGTTCACGGTGAATCCGAATGATGAGTGTCTGATGAACATTAAAAGCGG